TTTTTGGTATTGGTTCGTTGTCCTCAAGTTTTTTGTATGGACGCATTGGACTCCTTGAAGTTCTTTAAAAACCAGCTACTAGAAAAACCAACATCCTAATAGCTGGAATATGACAAAACAAAAAATTACTTATATCTTGAATTTGGGAAAGCATTTCTATTTAGTTTAGAAGAATCTTCTCTATCGAATTTGTCCATTTTTGATAGATAATCCATAGATCCGTCAGATGCGTTACTGAAAGCTTCTTCTTTTTCAGGAACAGATTTTGAAACTGGCCCATTTTTATTGCCTTTTGACATTTTTTCCATTTAACCCTCTCGAGGTGGTTTGTTTGTACAAAATGCATAATATAAAGAAAAGAATTTACTTTACAATAGAAACATTAAAAAAGCCCAGGATATAGAGTCCTAGGCTTAAACAATAAGGTAATTATAAGAAGAATGTTATCCAGATTAGCACAACGAGGAAAAAGAGTAAAAGCAATTCTTCCATTAGTCTTCGTATCGACCAGCGTACAAGCCGCCTTTAAACTTACTTCCACGCTCCTTAGTATTTATGCCTTTTCTTTTTCTGCTAAGTTCTTTAAGAGCGTCTTCTTGTTTAGCAATACCTTCGTAGACCATATCTATAGGTTTAGATTTATCTACTACTTTTTCACTTTTTTTAGCTTTCATTTTTTCTTTCCTTTTTTAGGGATCTTTGCGCCGGACTTTTTTGTATTAGCAAGCGAGGCAGCCACAGCTTGTTTTTGTGGATGACCTGCTTTAACCATTTCTTTTATATTACTTGAAATCACTTTCTTAGATTTACCTTTCTTTAATGGCATAACTTTTTTCCTTATTTTTTTAAAAAACTCTGTTAAATTAAATCCCGTACTCATAACCCTTGTGTGGTTTTCTTGTTTTCTTTTTTGGGCTTTTCATTGGTTTAACTACTGTTTTAACCTTTGATTTCCCTTTTAAAGACTTAGCCAAAGATACATCTTCTGCTATCTCTTTTTTCTCGCCCTTAATATCACTTGCTAGATGTTTTAGCACTTTCTTTACTATCGGACGTTTTGCTTTCTTTTTCATTTATAACCTCTTCTTCTTTTTCTTCTAAAGCTTTTAAAATATTTACTTGTTTTTCTAACTGGTCTAAATCCATGCCCTTAAGTTCTTTTAATGCCTTGACAAAGTTAAGCATCGCTGCTGTCTTCTCTTCACCAGCTTTCTCAAGTTGCTGTCTAGCTGCCATTCTTTCTTCTTGAACTTTAGCAAATCTTTCAGCTGCGAGAGCATGTTGAGCTTCTGAGAACGATACTTTTGTTGCCGTTTCAGCTTGTAGCTGCTGCATTTGCATCTGTTGCATCTGCTCTGCTTGTTGTTGTTGTGCTTGCTGCTGGGCTGCTATAGCGTCTTTAAGCTCTTTTTTGCCATGAATTGGGGCTTTATCGATTAAGAACTCAATTGGTATCGGAGCATCTGGAATAGCCTGTTTTATGTTGAGAAGTTGTATGAAATCTAGTTTTCTTTGTGAGTCTGTCAATAATCCTTCAGCTACTTCGCAATCAAACCTACCAAAATTCTTATCAAAGAATTGAGGTGATGGTTCTTTACCGAGGATTCTCTTTACTTTTCCGTAAGTAAAGTTCTTCTGTATTGCCTCAATAGTAATCTCACCTAATATCTTTTGAGATAAATCGAATTGATCAAATAACCTTTGAAGAGTAACAAGTCCAGCTCCCTGTCTAAGCATAGCTAGAACACCTGATTTATCATCGGCCGCGCTTCCAAGTAATTCTTCGTTAACACCACTAATCTCTGTAATTTCTCTAGCTAACATTTCAGATAACTGCATTGTTGTTGGAGGAATCTGAGGAGCTTGAAACTGTTGAACTGATTCCATACCAAGAGGAGCTGTCTGTTTTATAAAGACCGGTTGTCCTTGTCCAGCTTTTAATACATCGTTATCATCTACTAAAGAGCCTTCCATTACCTTCATACCAGAGTTTATCTGGCTTTCTAGGATATCTAGCTCAATCGCTTTACGTCTGTTATAAAGGAACTGAGAGTCTCTAAGACCGCGTACCATGCCTTGCATACGCCACATGAAATAGATATTATCAGGATCCCAATAACCCAAAACAGGAACAAAGGGATACCTATCAATCCCAAGAAGATTCGGCCCTTCATACATCACCTTTTCGTTAATAATTATTGCCATTCTTGTTGTTGGCTTGTTTATTGTTTGGACTTTTACTTGTGGATAAGTTGCTAGAAACATCTGTAGTCTTTCTTTATCACCTGTCCATTCCATTGTCTCGCCAGTTTTCGTGTCAACAAGAAGCTTTTGTTTTCTTGTGGTCTGGTAGTAATACTCATCATAAGGAAGAAGATTTCTAGTTGTGAAGTTGTAGTTTTCAGGCATGAAATAGAATCTTTGGTCTTTGTTTCCATAACGAGAAGGTCTCATTTTCATGATCTCTTCTTCTCTGTCTGGAAGTAAAAGAGCTGCTTCTTGATTTGTTACCCACTTACGGGTATTAACAAAAGAGCAGTCTGAAAGGTCTTGCTTACGAAAGAAAGTATCACACATATAGCTATTATAAGCTAAATGGTTAACTCGCAGATCGCCTGACGAAGGATCGATAGAACGATCAAGCCATAGATTAAGAAGACTAAAGCCAGTAGTAAGAGCACCACTCTCAAAAGAGTCACTAAGTGTGTTATAGACATTGTCCTTTTGATATACCCAAGAAATAATATCACTAAAGTCATCAGCTGTCTGCTCACTTGATCCCTCTCTTGCTTGGGCGATAGTTGACTTTCTATCCTGCCTCTGTTTTCCTCCAACCATATTGATAACTCGTCTAATACGGTTAAAATTAAACTGTCTTCGTCTATTTGATGGTATATTAGAATATATTTCATTCCAAAGACTTTGATCTCCAGCTAGAAACCTTTGATCTATTCTCGCTTCATTCCAGAAGGCCTGAGTTTGAGATATGAATTGATTATAATCTTCATCTCGTCTTCTTAGAATGGATTTTTCAACATCACCGCCATCGGTATAAAAATTGCGGTCTATCTGTCTTGTATTTTCATAGGCTGTTGCTGTCATAAAGTCTTTGGATATCCTTGCTTTACAAGTTTAAAATATAGTTTATCAAGTTTTTTATCTACAGTAATTGTAAATAAAATTATTTACTTGACGGCTGCTTTAGGTGGAACAGTTATATTCTGTGGTGAAGTAGGAGATTGAACAGGAACATTGATAGCGCCATTTACTTTTGGTACTGTTTTTTGTGTTTCGGTAACACTTTCGGTTGATCCACTCTCTGTATGAGTATCAACAACACTTACCGTGCAGCCGACTAGAAAAAGAGTGATCAAAAAACTTGATAGAAAGGCTAAAACGCGCATGACTTACCTCCATGGTATAATCCGGATTTTAGCTTTTAAGGTAACTTAAGTCAATTGCTTGTAGTACTTAAGTTTGAATATGTGTCAGTATTAAAAATGATCAAAATGCCTTTAATATTTGCTTCTTTTTGAGCTACTGTCAGCTTTTGTTTCATTTGATTTAACGTTTCAACGACCTTTTCTTCAAAAGATGGTTGGAACTCCACGTATTTCATTTGCATGATTAATCTAATCCTCGAAAATTAAATATTTTGGGATCAGGCATCAAAGGATCGCGACCAAACTTGTCTTTGTAATCATTCTTGAAATCAGTCCAATCATAGGAAGGTAAATTCGACTTAATCCTCATATCATTCATCGAAAATAAAACCCAGTCATTCATTAAATCGTTTACACTGTCTCGCTCTTCGAGGAATTCAACTCTCTTTTCAACTTGTTGAAGTTTATCCCAAATCTTATCTTGCATGCTATAATCAGAGGCTAATAAAACAAACGGAAAAAACAATAAAAATAGAATTTTTGTTAACTTCATGAGATTGCTCCAGTTTAAAACGCTACTAATCTACAAGATTTAAATCTATTTCGCAATCTAAATATTTGATTTTTTTATAACATATGATGACAAGAGGCTCATCACATGACCAACAGAATCCATCTTCTTGATAGTCGTCATCAAGAAAAGTTTTTAGACATAAAGGACAGACGTAACGATACTCAAGCATTAATACTATTCCAAGCTTGCTTGGCTTTGATCAAAGTTATATGAAGCAAAGTCATATCTTGATAGATCTCTTTGATCTTTATATCTTGGCTTTGTGTCAAAAGTTCTGTGATTATCTCATATGAATAATTTAGATAATGATCCAGTTTAAGTCTTTCGTCGTCTAGTAGTGTTCTCTTCTTATACATACAATCAAAGGTATGTTCACCACATTCATCACATTCGCCACTCATTTCTTCTTCTTCCTTTTTGCTTTCTTTTTAGTATAAGATTTTAATTTCGTGTCTTTATGTTTGATAAAACATTTAAAACAATAGTCTAGTTCACATAGTGAGCAGTGTATAAATACAGGGAATACTCCTCTAACTATTGACACACCAGACCACCAGTATTTTTTTCTATTACACTTAGCGCAATGTATGTTTTCCATATCAAAATCCCGGAAATTTAGTTTTTAATTTGTTTTCTAATGCTTCCATATCATGCGACAAACGAATTAGACTACACTGTATGTTTCTAAGTTCGTTTTCTATTACTTCAAAGTTTTTTTGAATAGTTCTCAATTCTTTATCTCCATCCATAATCTGCCTTCCATCTTCTATATGCTTCAACGTCTTTTTCAGCCGTTCCGTCATATATCGGTTTAAAATAGGTAAACATTGTGTATCTAAGAGAATCACAACAATTATGAACTAAAATATTATTAGCAAAATAAACAGGAATATCTTCAATTTCTAGATTGTAAACGGTTTCTCCAGTATTCTTTTCTTCCACAGGAAATTGAGCAATATTTAACTTTTGAGAATTTATTTGTTCTGAATAATTTGTGACATCTAGGACATTCTTTACTGACATCGTCAAGGTGATTGTCTCTTCGCCATCTAGATTTACAGTTATTCGAACAAAATTTTGATCTTTGTTTAATTTTTGAATAATATTTCTTTGAGCATTGTTTACAGATGTGCTCGGTTGGTTTAGTTTTCCCAATTGAATACTTTGCATGACATTTATGCCATCTTTTTCCTTCTTCGGAAGCATGCCATTTTTTGGTAAGTGGTCTAATAGACTCACAATGTTTTCTTCGATCTTCTTTTTGTTTTTCTGAAAGAGTAGACTGATGTTTGGATAAATGTTTATAAGATGATATACATTCGAGATTGCTAATGTCATTGTTTGAGGTATTTTCGTCGATGTGATGAATATGGTGTCCTTCTGGAATTTCTCCATTATGGAATTCCCATACATCTCTATGTAGATAGGTCGGTGAATTTCTACTTGTCGAATGATTTTTGTAATATAATCTATCGTTTCTTCTGCTAGAATTGGGATATTTCCTGTAGGTTTTTCCATTCCATTCAATTGAGTCTGACATATATTCTCCGATATATTTAATAAAAACATATCTGAGTGTATCAGATCGCAAGCTTTAATCCAACCTCTATTAGCAGTATAAAATCTATGTTCTGGAGTACATTTAATTTTTTGTCCCAAAATTTCATATTCATTAACAAAAGCTTCCCGTTTAAATGTTTTTAACACGGTTTTATATCCATTCGGAGTTAAGATTTTCTCCCCTCTTCCTATCATTTCAATAGGTATTTTTCCACTTAAGGTATCAATCATTGTTCCTTCAGCAAAACAATGATCATTTTGCTTTAAAGGCTTGTCTTCTCCCAGCTTTATACTTTTGTCATCCCAGCAATAGGTTGAAATCTCTTTAATTAAGTTCTTGCACTTTTTTGCTATCTTTAATGTTCCATTAGAGAGAAGCTTGCTTGTAAAACGTATCCCATCTAATACTTCATTCTTAGCATCAATTAAATTACTAAACCCAGCTTTGATCAACTCAGCTTTAAATGATGCAGCCGAAGGATCGATAACAATCGCTTTTACATTGGGATATCTAACAAGGAAATTCTTTAAATCAGCAGCATATTCAGAGTCTGTTTTCTGGCGATTCTTCTCTCTTGAGTCCCAATAATATTCATCTTCTACCCAAATGTTCGGATAGTTATTTGGATCATATCCTACTAGAGTAAACGCACAAGGGTTTGTAGTGCCGTAATCGATGCCCAGAACATAAAACTTAGCAGAAGTAGGGCTGAAATCAATACAATGAAGAGATTCCTCGAAAAAGTCATAAATAGCTCCTTGGGCAAGCACCCATTCACCTTCAATAAATCTTTTATACCAAAGACCACGAAACTCTCTTTTGAGTTGATCTTTGAAGGTTTTAGTTAATGAGGGATTATCGTCTAAGTTGAACTGAAATCGTTTGATATCTAGTTCGCCTTCTCTATCTAGGTAATTCTTTTTAAGCCAGTGAAAAGGTGAATCGGGGTTTGTAGTTGCTATTATCTGCGCTCCGGGAATAGAAAGACGTGCGAGCAATGTTACAAAAAAGCTTTCAGGAATGAGTGTAACCTCATCGATATAAGCTCCAGCATATGTGTTACCGCGAATTTTACCTTCAGATCTTTCATCGTTAGCACCTACAATTACAATGGTTCTATCGTAAAGTTCCATCTCTTGCTTTCCAGCATAATAACGTACGTCCACCCCTAACATCTCTAGGAGTGGATCTACTAAATTGCGTTTAATTGTGGTGTTGGTCTTCCCGACAGCGATGTATGGGCCTTTCGGTCCATGAACTATGTTATCTAGGAATTTGATGATCGAAGCAAATGACTTGCCAGATCTTACCGCTCCTTCCCAAATATTGATACGGGCATTAGCTTCTTTAATGGAATTTCTTTGTTTCTCCGAGAGGTCTTGGATTAGCATTTGATTCTCTCTTTTCTCTTACTTGCCAGTCTGTTTTAGGCTCTTTATCCATTAAAGCTTGATCTATGTTATTACACATAGTCATGGCAGCTACTAGCTGTGTTCTATCGATTATACCGTTATCGGCATATGCAAGGACTTTTGTCCAGTTACGATCTATTCCCTTTTTTTTGTCCTTTAACGTTTGAAGAACATTTGCATCTCGATCTTTGTTTTTTTGATAAGTCATTTACTTGCCTTCTAAGTTTGTCAACATCATAAGAAAGTTTGAGAACAAATCTTGCTAAAAGTTTAAAATCTTTTGGTGTTAGTTCTCTTGTGTAAATCATTTATTTTCCTTTATTTTGTCTAAATACTCTTGTAATGCACTTAAGTTCTTAGGATCATTTAAGCCTAAGTTCTGAAGTTGAGCTTTCCATTTAATGAGTTCTCGGTATTCTTCGCTAAAGAGTGGAAGTATCTTTTCTCCGAAGTTTGCATTGCGATCTCCTTTCCAAGAATGTCGCATTATCTTTCCAGCAATTAATGCCTTTGCCATCTCTAATGCTTCTTTAACTTCTGGGTGATAATTTCCGAGCGATCGAAGCCAACTTTCGCTTTTTCCATATTTCTCATAACTAAAAGAAATCAAGAATAACCCATCATCTTCATCTGCCCATTTAAGAAGATCTTTTACTAGTTTGTCTATTTCCTCTTTTGTATGCGTGGGATTTTCTTTTCTTTTTGTTGCATAATCATTGCCTTTTGGAGCTGCCATAAGCCTTCTATCAAGTTTGTTTTTTACTTTATGATCTTTCATAAGTCATTGTTTGTCAAGTCACATCCTGTAAAGTATTTTCTGGATGGTCATAAAAATCGACAACATTTAGATCTAAGATCTTGACTATAACTTGTGGTCTTTCTGCCCATATCTTCCTGACTCTATAGTCACAGATTTGACAATCATCTCTATACAATATTCCTTTCATTGCGTTTTCTAATAAATATTGGCAATTAGATCCATCTGGTCGAATAATGTGCTTGATAACATTGTTTAGCATCATATTGCGTTTCTTAATAGATTTAGACTTTGGAACTGGAAAGCAAAAGGTATAATCAACAAATAACGGACCGTTTAACGGTTCTTTTGGTGCAAAAGGTTTCATTTGCCATTGCATGAATTGCATCTGTTTTTTTGAAGGATTATAAGCATGGTGATTACCAAATCTTGTTCTTTTTTGTGGTATTGGATTTATTTCTAACGTAAACTGAATCATCTATATAATCTCCTATCAAGCAAATATTTAACTTTACTTAATTTATTTGTAAAGATAAAATTTTTTGTTTAATTGATATAATGGAGGAATTATGGGCGGAAGAGAGTATTGTACATTAACAGATGCAGCAAAATTTCTTAGCGTTTCAAGACAGGCTGTATATGATGCTATTAAAAAAGGAAGAATAAAATCTTATAAAGATGAAAATGGCAGGATTCAAGTTCTTGTAGAGTCATTAGATCATTACGAAAAGACAAGGTATGTTCGAATGGAAACAGTAAAGTTAAATGGTGAGCACCTTGATAAGTATGGTCTAATAACCGCAAAAGCAGCCATGAATGAGTTTAATCTTAGAAGTGGACAAATCTATTATGCCATCAGAAAAGGATATCTAAGACATCACATGTCATCAGATGGGCAGATTATTCTTAAGACAGATGATGTTAGAGAGTTTGCTCAAAAGAAAAATCCTATTAGATCGCTTGTTGCTATTTAAAACTTACTACTTGAATCCATTTTTCTTGTTTAAGTAAATCTGATGCTCTTATCTTTCCATATGTCATGTTTTCTATTAGCTTGGCATGTTTCTTACTTGGGCGCTTTCCTCTTGCGATATTAGATACTGTGGCATTAGATACACCTAAAGCTTTAGCAAATGATCTGTGAGATATCTCTTGGGCTTTTAAGTATTCATTTAGGGTCATCTTTTTCCTTTTCTTTATCAGGCAAGGTTTCTAAGAGTTCTCTCAATATTTTGTCAAATCTCTCTAAATCATTTAAATAATTTTCATCTTCTATATTGAAACTTTCCTTCATTTTTGCCTCCTTTTTTTATTAAAAAAGAGAATAATGTATGTTAAAATTAAACGTCAATCAATTTATTGAATTTTTTCATTTTTTTAGCAAGTTTTGAAAAGTTAAAGACTTACAAAAAAGAAAGTTACAAAAATTATCAAGTAATTTGTTTATTTTATGTGAAACCGAGAAAAACTTGACTTAAATGTGTGAAAATTGCACAATGGTATGTACCATTAGAAAGCAAAGGAGCGAACAATGGAAGCAGTAAACTATAGCTTGAAAGATAGGATCTCAGAAGATCTAGATTATCTGTTTGAGCAAGATAAAGAATTCAGAGATATATTTTATGCATGGGTAGAACAAGAGTTTTATTTCTCTAAAGATGGATGGAATGAACTCACCAGTAATAAGTTTGATGAACTCTATTATCTTTTATCAGAAGACTATTTAGAGGAAGTATATTATACAGGTGTTAAGTCCTGTGCTTTATATATCATGCAAGAAAAGGAAGCTGTATGCAAATAGATCCACCATCATCTTGGTATGAAATACCAATGTGCTTTTCAGAAGAATATAATGAAGAGCTTGAAATGAAGAAAAAGAAAGAGGAAGAAGCTTTTGATTTTTTTTCTCTTGATTATCAAGGCAATTATTAACATGATATCAAGTAAACAATAAAGGAGACAATATGACAGAGCAAGCACAAGTAAACAAATTTGATGAAGCATTTGTTAAAACACAATCAGTGATAGAAAATCCTGAGTTTGATCGCGTAGTTAAGTACGGAAATACTTCCTTCCCTTACGCTTCTTTAGAAGCTGTTTTAAAAGTAGTAAAGAAAGCAGCTAACCCAAATGGTATCCACGTAACTCAATGGCCTCAACTACTAAATGAAAAGATTGTATTAATAACAAGAATAACCCACTTAAGCGGGGAATCCAGAGAATCAATCCTGCCCTTAGATTTAAATCCTTCCGCTAAATGGCAAGAAAAGGGTTCTGCTATAACTTATGCTAGAAGATATGTTCTTTGTTCAATATTTGGTATTTTCGGTGAAGAAGACGATGATGCAATAAGTACTTTAAATTCACCTAAACGAATAGAGATTGAAGGACTTATTGAAGAAATGACAAAAGATCAAAAAGCTAAGTTTTGGAATTTGGCTAAATGTAAAAAACTAGATGAAATTCCTGTTGATAGACTTGATTTGGCGATTCGTGTAGCTACAGCTATTTTGAATAATCAAGAGGTGAAATAATGAAAGTCATTGAATTAGATATAGAACAAAGATCTGATGAATGGTTAAAACTTAGAAACCAAAATATTGGGGCTTCGGATATTCCTATCATTTTAGGGATATCCCCTTACTCAAAGACTATCCATGATTTATGGCTTGAGAAAACTGGAAGAAAAGAATCTGACCCACCTAATTATTATATGGTTAGAGGATCTGAGTTAGAGCCAGATGCTAGGGCGATTTATATAGCAGAAACTGGTATTACTATTGATCCAGTTGTTTTAAAAGCTGAAGGAAAACCCTACATGGCTTCTTTAGACGGTTGGAACAAAAAAAAGAAAATCGTTGTTGAAATAAAATGTCCTGAATCCATAAATTCCTTGATCAAAGCAGAAAAGTCGGACGTTAGAATCGATCATTATGCTCAAAATCAATGGCAATTAAAACTTGCAAAAGATGCATTGCCTGAAGAAGGAGAATTTATGGGATATATACAATATTATCATCCAGATTATAAAACAGTTATAAAACAAGTATTGCCTAATTTAGACTTCCAAGAAAGTGCTACTAAAGCCGTCGATGCTTTTTGGGATCTTGTCATAAATGATATTGAACCTGAAAATATTGCAACCACTCATATTAAATTAGATGATCCAAAGGCTTTAATGAATGCTGAAGCTTTAAAAGTTTTAGAAAAACAAAAAGATGAAATAGAAGCTCAACAAGAGGTCTTAAAAAAGAAGATCGTGGAATGTTCAGACGGAGGTAATTTTGAAGTCAATGGTATTAGATATACAAAATGTACCGGAAGAATAACGATCAACTATAAAGAATTCTGTCAAACACTAAATCTTAAACCTGAAGATCTTAAACCATTTACAAAACAAGGTAATATCTACGCTAGATGGGAAATAAAAGTTAAGTGAGGAAGAAAAAACCCTGATTTTCTATGATGAGTAGTAGTCAGGGTTCTTTTTTTTCCGAAATTTTATGAGAAACTTTCCCTACAGGATAATCAATTTACCTATAAATACTCCTTGTCTTTAGTTAATTCTTATTGGCAAGAAATATTCTAAAAAATACTTGTCATTTTGTTCAACCAATTTCTTGATGTCACGAAAATGGTTTAAGTTTTAGATTCCTTTTTCTTTTCAAAAGCAAGATCTGTA